CAGAAGAACGTATTGCAGAAAGAATAGATGCAAACTTAATGAATGTAACGATAGATGACTTACATACACTCCCTAAAAAGATGTTTGAAAGTTATCTAACACGGATAAACAAAAAGACAAATGGAAAGTTGATTGTCAAAGAGTATCCAACTGCATCTGCTCATGTTGGAAACTTTAGAAGTTTGATTAAGGAACTCGCACTCAAGAGAAGTTTCAAACCAGACATAATCTTCATTGACTATCTTAATATTTGTGCATCATCAAGGTTTAGGGGAAATGCAAATGTGGGTTCATACTTTTATATCAAAGCGATTGCAGAAGAACTTAGAGGACTTGCCGTTGAGACTAATGTTCCTATTATGTCAGCGACACAAACAACTAGAGGGGGGTTTGTCTCAAGCGACATTGGTTTGGAAGATACGTCAGAGAGTTTTGGTCTACCAGCTACAGCTGACCTTATGTTTGCACTCATATCTACAGAAGAACTAGAAGACTTAAATCAAATCTGTGTCAAACAGTTAAAGAATCGTTATAATGACCCTACTATGAATAAAAGATTTATATTAGGTATTGACAGAGCGAAGATGAAACTGTATGATGTTGAACAACAAGCACAACACGATTTAGTAGATAGTGGACAAGAGAGAAATGAAGAGCCTGTATTTGACAACACTCCATTTGCTGGAAAGACTAGCAAGTATGAGAAATTTTCGGACATTAAAGTCGAGTAGGTATAAAGTAAAATACTATCACGATATAAATGTTACATCAAAAAAGTGGGAAGTTATTGAACTTCCTTCTAGGCGTATCGTTCAATCTTATCATTTTGAAGAGGATGCAGAACAACAAGCAGATGTTCTGAATACAAACAAACCTTTCGGTGACCACGGTTTTCCAAATTTCTTAACACATAAATAATACTATTATAGATGGAGTAATTGGAAGATGAACAAACCTATTCCCAAAAAGATTGCAAAACTAGTTCTTGCAGAGGGTGACACAACAGCTGCATACGATATGGAGAAAGTTATCGTTTCTGCTGCTGGTGGTACACCATTTACATCAAAAATGATAGACAACTCTGATGATGTTGGTAAAAAAATTGTTGACTCATTAAAGTTATCTGGTAAAGCAGCCTTTCCACAAAACGCATATCCAGCATCTAAAAAATGGAATCAATATTTTCCAAGAGGTGCAAAAGGTTCTACTCTAACACCAAAGACAGACTTTGTAATTGGTAATGATAAAATATCTTTAAAAACTGGTGATGCACAATTAATGTCTGGTGGAAGAAATGAAGCAACTGCTACATTTTATGTAGCTGCAGAAACATCTGGAACACAATTAGATAAAACAGTTCAAGAACTTGGTAAGAAGATGGAAGACCTTTTACCATCTACAGATATGAGAAAGTTAGGTATCAAAGGTAGTAAAACAGATTTACAAAAAGCAGGAAAGTTTGCAGAAGTTGAAATACTTAAAAAAGCAGATGATGTTCACAAAACATTTAAACAAGATTTAAGAAACCTATTTTCTAATAATGATGCGTTTGCAAATGCGTTTACATATGAAGCGATGACAGGCAAAGTTAAGTTTGATAATAGTGAGGGAACTGCTGATTATTTCCTCGTAACAGATTACTCTGGTAATGCACAAGGTCATAAAGTTAATAATATGACAGATGCATATGTTAAAAAGATTGCGAAACAAGTCAAACCAGATGTAAAGTTCAAAGCAACACAAAGTACTGAATCTCAATTAAAGTCTCCAACAAACCCTAAAGGAAAAACTGGTTATTATACTTTCTGGTCTGCTGTAGGTTTGGGTGTTAAAATGATTGTTGAAGAAGAAGTTAAAAATGCAGACCTATTAACAGAAGGTATTTTTGATGTATTTAAAAGAGCTGCAAATAAAGTTATTAACTGGTTTAAAAACTTCTTTAAAAAGATAAAAAAGATAATTGGAAAATCATGGGAAGCACTTATTAAATTTATGGGATTTGAACCAGAAGTAGAGTTTAATAACAATGTCAAGTTTTAATTTAATCTTAGAAGGTAAAGAAGGTAAGAACCTACACCTAGAACATATCGAAGATGAGATATTAAACTTTGGTGTGCCTGGTGGTAGAGCTGCAATTAACTTTGTTCGTTCCCTAAGAGATATGCTCGCTGGAGAATCAAGGTCTTCAGTCAACATGACTGTCAAGTGGGATGGTGCGCCTGCAATATTTGCTGGAGAAGACCCAAGTGATGGTAAGTTTTTTGTTGCAAAGAAATCAGTATTCAACGCAACTCCAAAATTATATAAGACGGCCGCAGAGATTGATGAAGATGGTCTATCTGGTGCATTGAATACGAAGTTCAAAGTTGCACTAGAAGAGTTTTCTAAACTTGGTATCAAAGGTGTTCTTCAAGGTGACTTGATGTTTACCTCTGAAGATAAAGGTAAAGAAAAGATTGATGGTAAATCTTTTATCACATTCCAACCTAACACAATTGTATATGCAGTTGACCCTACATCTGATATTGGTAAAAGTATCAATAGTGCAAAGATTGGTATTGTATGGCACACAACATATAAAGGTTCTACACTAGAAGACATGAAAGCATCATTTGGTGCAGATATTTCTGGACTTACAAAATCAAAAACAGTATGGATGGATGATGCAACTTATAAGGATGCATCTGGTACTGCAACAATGACTGCAAAAGAAACAGCAGAAGTTACTGCACACCTATCTAACGCTGGTAAAACATTCCAAAGAATTAATGCACCATTACTTAAAAAGTTTCTAAGATTACAAGATTCACTTACTGGTAAGTTAGTGGGTGCAAGTTTGAAGACATATAATAACACAAAGGTTCGTGTGGGTCAAGCAATCAAAGACCCTAAAGGTCATGCAAATGGTTACATTACTCATGTAGAGAATCATTTTCAAAAAGAAATTGAAAAACTAAAGACCCAGAAATCTAAAGATGTTCTGGAAACAAAGAAGACTGAATACCTAAGAGAATTTAAAAAGATGTTACCCAATCTTCAACAAGTGATTGCATTGCAGATGCACCTTGTAAATGCAAAGATGGGGATTGTGAAAAAACTAAATAGTGTTAAAGGTTTAACAGATACCTTTATCAAGACTAGTAATGGATTTAAAGTGGTTAACCCAGAGGGTTATGTTGCAATTGATAGGGTTTCTGGTGACGCTGTGAAGTTAGTTGATAGAATGGAATTCAGTTTCAATAACTTTACTGCAATAAAGGCATGGGATAAATGAAAACTTTAAAAGAAATGTTGTGCGAGAAGGCACCAATAAAACCTACTAAGTCTCCAATGCAAAGACGGAGAGAAATGGGTAGACGGATGAAACTTCTTGCAAAGAAATCATCTGTAAAACTCAAGAAGAAAAGAGCATTACTCAAAAAGAGAGATACTGCTTCTCTTCAAAAATCAGCTGCAAAACAAGCAAAGATGAAAGTTATTAAGAAGGCACTTGGGCCAGACATTAACTATAACGAACTTCCCATCAATAAAAGAATTCAGATAGACCAGAAAATTACTGCAAAGAAAGCAAAAGTTATCCAGAAGATGACTAAGAAACTCTTGCGTGGTTTGAAAGCGAAAGAAGGTGAGAGAGTAAAGAACGCTAGACTCGCTCAGAAGGAAGGTTAATATGAAAACATTTTTAGAAGCAAAAGGTGATACAGCAGTATTTACATTTGGTAGATTTAATCCTCCAACAACTGGTCACGAAAAACTTATAGATGCACTCGCAAAACAACAAGGTAAGAACGCTGGTTCTTTAATGTATGTTTACCCATCTCATTCTCAAGATGCAAAAAAGAATCCACTTCCTCATGCAAGGAAGATTGCATATATGAAAAAGATGTTTCGCAAATATGCAAGAAACATTATTACAAGTAAATCAAGAAACGTATTTGAGATTGCAGTAGAACTACACAATAAAGGACACAGAGCAGTTGTCATGGTTGTTGGTTCTGACAGAGTACAAGAGTTTGATAGATTATTAAATCAGTATAATGGTGTTGAAGGTAAACACGGTTACTATGGGTTTGATGATATTAGAGTTGTATCTGCTGGAGAGCGTGACCCAGATGCAGAAGGTGTAGAAGGAATGTCTGCATCAAAGATGAGAGCTGCAGCTGCACAAGGTGACTTTAATTCTTTTCAAATGGGATTACCTAGAAACTTTGGTGATGCAAAGAAACTGTTTGATGATATTCGTAAGAATATGGGTGTAAGAGAACAAAACTGGACAGACGAAGAAATATTAAGAGATGCATATATTCGTGGAGAAGTTTGGAACGTAGGAGATGTTGTCGAAACAAAACTAGGTGAAGAAGGTACAATTGTCCGAAAAGGTACAAACTATGTCGTATTTGAGAATATGCAAAGAGTTTGGTTACATGACCTAGTTGAAGAACCGAAGAAGATTACAAAGACAAAACAAGCAAAAGGTGACGTTGCAGATGTAAAAGGAACGCAACCAGCGAAGTATTATTCTAAAGATGCAGACGGTGACGAAATGTCTAAGTCTACTAAGATTGCTCGTGCAAGACATTTTGCAAAGGGTGGTTCTAGAAAGGATGCGCCTGGAGATAAGGGTGCAGATACTAAACCATCTCAGTATACTAAAAAATTCAAACAGATGTATGGTGAGATAGATGTTAAAATTCCAGTAGAATTATTAAAGTTATATAATCTTGGAATGAAACTTCCTGCTGGTTCTGCAAAACATAAAGAAGTTATGAAAAAGATTGATGATATGAGAAAGAAACTCAATATCAAAGAACAAGACAAAGAAGAAAAACCAAAGTCTGACCAAGCAAAGAAAAGAGATGAATTTGATAAGTTGCAAAAGGCAAAACGAGTTGCAGCTCTTCAATATCGTATTGCAAAAGACCAAGAGACAGTTGCAAAGATGAGTCAGACAGAACGTAAATTATCTGATGGGGAAAAAGACAAGTTAAAAGATTTAGAAAAAGATATTGACAAAAAAGACTTTATTGATAGATATGGAAAAGAAGAAGGTGAATCAATCTACTATGCAACTCTAACTAAACTTGCAAAGGGTGAAGAGATTGAAGAAGATAATCCTTGTTGGGATACACATAAACAAGTTGGTATGAAAAAGAAGAATGGTAAGATGGTGCCTAATTGTGTTCCTAAGAATGAAGAAAAAACAACCTACATGAGAAGAGATAAAAAGTTACCTAATCTCAAAGTTAAAGTTAAAAGACGTTCTGATAACAATACCCTTGCAAAAAGAATTAGAGGTGATAAAGTTAAACAGTATGGAATAAAAGATAGTTTAACGAAAGAAGATTTCCAACTTGACGAAAAGATTGAAGGTCTAGTTAACAAGTCTAAACAAACTGGTGTTCCATATGGTATTTTAAAGAAGAGTTACGACAGAGGAATGGCTGCGTGGAAGGGTGGTCACAGACCAGGCGCTTCTCAACAACAATGGGCATTTGCAAGAGTAAATTCTATGTTGACTGGTGGAAAAGCAGACCCAGACCTACAGAAACAAATTAAAGCTGGTGGATACAAAAAGAAAAAGAAAGCAACAAAAGAATCAGTAGAAGAGTGGTTTTCTTCTGACGAAACCATTAAACTATATCAAGAGAGATATGGTGATGAATGGTTGAAAAAACTAAATAATACATACGAAATAATGTTATCAAAACTAGATGAGTCTTGTTGTGAGGATTGCGATAACCTTTATGACCATGTTATCTTGGAATCAGAATATCAAGGTAAAAAGGTAAAACTAAATGACCCTATTCGTACAAGTGAAAACCCTAAAAAGAAATTTAAGGTTTATGTAAAGAACGAAAAAGGTAAAGTAGTTGTTGTTCGCTTCGGTGACCCAAACATGGGAATTAATCGTGATGACCCTAAAGCAAGAAAAGCATTTCGTTCAAGACACAGCTGTGATGATAACCCAGGCCCTAAATGGAAGGCAAGATACTGGAGTTGTTATCAGTGGCGTGCTGGTGCAGAAGTAGATAACTAAAGGAAAAAACAATGAGTAAACATGGACAACCAATGAGTCAGACACTTGCAGAAATGCAAATGAATGAATTAAAAATGAACGACCCAAAGTTGAACAAAATTTTTGACAAACTTAAAAAGGGTGATAAAGTTAAACTGAAGACTAGTTCTACTATTAGTAAAGGTAGTGACTTTGTTGATTACATTGTTAAATCAAAGAATGTAGTAAACAAGGGTAGAGTCGAAAAGATTACACTTGCAACTGTAGGTAATGAAAAAGCAGTTAAGAAGTTTCTATACAAAAGAGATGGTAAAGTAACATTTGCAATTGGTGACATGGGTGCATCTATTGACGATATTAGAGAAAAGTATTCCTTAATCAATCACGAGATTATTGAAGAGATAGAAGTAGAAGAACTTGATGAAGGTATGGCTTATAAGTTTGCCGCTGTAGATAAAAAAGGATTAGTTATTGGTTTTGCATCTAAGGAATCTGATGCAAAGGATATGGCAAGAAGAAACAAAGGTAGAGTTGTTACTCTAACAAAACCTCTTCCAGATAACAAGAAGAGTGATATGATGATTAATAGACCATTACCAGATGGGATGGATAAGTTCCCAACTAACACAAGTGCAACTCAAGGTAAACGTATGGAAGAAGTTGAAGAAAGTGCAGCTTCTGATGCAAGAAGAAGTATGAGTAAGGATAGAGATTTAGTCAGAAGAGGTAGAGATAGTGCAGATGTAGATGATACTGCATCTGATGCTGATAAGAAATCTGCAATGAAAAATATGATTATGCAAATGAGACAATCATTAGATTCTAAAGGTTCTAAACCTATTCAGTTTGATGATGGTAAATCGCAAAAAGTAGACCCAAAGATTTTAACTTTACTTACTAAAGCTCATGACCAAATTCAAAAACCTAGAGACAAAGAACAGTTTGTTAAAATGATTTCCAAGTCATATCGTGATATGTTAAAGGTATCAAAGATGGTTGGGAAACAACTTAGAATGGGTGAAGAGATTGTACTTGATGAAGGGTTCTCACCTAAAGAGATTAAAATGGCAATCGGTATCGCATCTGACCCAAGGTACAAACAAGGTAACTATTCTGGTGCAGTAAAACAGATTGAGAAAATCAAGAAAGGTTTGTCAACTCACAAACAAGTTGCCGCTGTTCTAAAAAGACAGAATGAAAATCTTGATGAAGCAAAGTTTAGTAATGATATGATTGATAAACTTAAAAAAACTTATGAACCCTTAAAAGGTAAAAAGGTTAATCCAACACCTTTGATGAAAATATTTGATAAGATTGATTCAAATAAAGCTGGTTTAGAACAATTGTATAAAGCAGATATACCTTTTGTTAGTATGATGGCAATGTCAAGACTTATGCTTAAACACAATTATAAAGCAGATGATATAAACAAACTTGGTAAAATTAGAAGAGAAGATTTTGTAGAAGAAGTTGAACTTCAAGAGAAGTATGACTTGTATCATAAGTCTTTTTCAGATGCAATGCAACACGCATATGACTACGCAAAGAAGAAGTTGGGAATCACTGTAGACCCAAAAGAGATTGATAGTAAAGTTGCAACCGGCCCAAAGAAACCTTCTGAGGGTAAAACAAACAAATATAGACTCAAGGGTAAAGGTGGAAACCTACAAATCCAAGTTTACAATAAGGGTGGTTCAAAACCATTTGAGTTGAATATGTATAAAGAGGAGAATGAAATGACAAAATCATTGAAAGACACAATTGTCGAAATGTGGAGTGAAGCAGTTTCCCCAGCACAACAAGCTGCAATTGCAATCTCCAAGAAAGAAAAGGGTGAAAAACCTAAAGACGAAGGAAACGCATTTGGTGCCGCTCTTCAAGCTGCAAAAGAAAAAGGTGAAGATACCTTTGTAGTTGCTGGTAAGAAGTATGATGTAAAAACTGAACAAGAAGTGAAAGAGTTTGTTCAATCAGATGGAATTAAAAGAAGAGTTAAAGAAGGTGATAATCGTTTGAAAGCGAATAAAACTGAAACTAACAAGAATAATAAATCTGATGATGGTGATGGTATGGATGCAGTTCAACCAAAAGCAGTCAAGAAGAAGTTTAAAGATAGAATAGATAAAGATATTGACAATGATGGAGATGTAGATGATTCTGATAAGTTCTTACACAAAAGACGTAAAGCAGTTTCAAAAGCAATCAATAGTCAAAAAGAATCAATTGAAAGATACCATGAAACTAAGAAAGGTTCTTTAAGAGATGCAGTTCTTCAGATGTGGGGAGAGAAACATACTCCAGACCACAAAGAAGATGAGAAAAATGAAAAAAAGTCCTTGACAAAAGAGAAGAAAAGTGGTACAAAGAATATGACGGATACTGGTAAAGAAATGACCAAAGTAGACGTTGATGTTAAAATGCCCAAAATGGAAAACAAAAAGAAGGTATAAAAGTGAAAAAATTATATGATGTAATGAATGAAGTATCAGAGGTAGTTGAAGAGAAACCAACTATATACTGTGATATGGATATGGTACTCTGTGACTTTCTAAAAGGTTCAGAGGAAGTACTTGGTGTTCCTTTTCCCAAAGCGGATAAGAGAACTAAATGGCCTATGATTTCTGCAAAGAAAGATTTCTGGGAAAGTTTAGAATGGATGCCTGGTGCGAAAAGAATGTGGTCTTTCATTAGTAAATACGAACCACATATTTTGTCTGCGTACTCTACCAAAGATGCAAACTCTAGAAAGGGTAAGTATAAGTGGTTAAGTACTAATGCAAAGTTGACGAAGAAGAGTAGAATTCATCTGGTTATGCGTGAAGACAAACAGAAATACGCAATGACAACTGATGGTAAACCTAACTTATTAATAGACGATTATATTAAAAACATTAATGAGTGGAAAGCAAAAGGTGGAATTGGAGTTCATCATACATCTCCAAGTAATACTATTGCAGAATTGAAACGGTTAGGTTTCAAATAAACATAAATAGAGGTAGTATATACTATAATTAAAGGAGAAATTCAATGAGCTCATGGAGTATGAATGATGGGTCTGCATTAACTGGTACTTACACTTTCACAAATGGAAGTGCAATTGTACAAGGTAATTCAAGTGCAGATACATCCGAAATCGCAGTTGGTGATATTGTCATTGATGACAACGGTGATAAGGTAAGGGTTAAAGATATTCAACCTAATCGTGTTGTTGCAACATCTGGTGTCAATGCATCCAACGAACAAATTACAATTACAGACCACGGTTTTGTAGCAAACCAAGAAGTAGTCTATCAAGCAAATGGTGGAACTGCAATCGCTGGTCTAACAGACGATACAATCTTTTTTGTAAAAACTGTTTCAAGTGCAAACGCATTTACATTATCTGCAAGTGCTGGTGGAGCACAGATTGATATTACTGGAACTGGTAACAACGCACAATCATTTTCTGGTACATCAACTAAAGCATTTACTGCTACTGATGACTTTTCACCATCTACAAATAGTGGTTCTTCTTGTACAGCGTCAAGACCACCAGTAAACTTTGCTGGTGCAGCTCCTCACATTGATGCAAACATTTTGGGTATCACTGGTGGAGAAGCAGTTGCTGGTGTAGATAATATTACAGATATTGCAATCAACGTAAGTGGTGCAAGATATGTTCAAGTGCCTACAGTAACAATTCCAGTACCAACTGTAAGAACTATTGCAACTGCAAAAGTTACTACTGGTACTAACTCAATTGAGATTGCAAGTCACAATATGAGAACTGGTACAGAAGTTAAATATCAAGACGGTGGTGGAACTGCACTTGCTGGTCTTGCTGATAACACTTCTTACTTTGTTATCAGAACAGACGAAGACAATATCAAACTTGGTTCTTCACTTTCAAACGCACAAGCTGGTACTGCAATTAACTTAACTGGAACTGGTAATAACGCACAGACACTTGAAGGTATTCAAGCAGTTGCAGCTGCAACCATTTCTGGTGGAGAAGTAACTGGTATCACAGTTTCTAATGGTGGTTCTGACTATCAAGCAGTTCCTTCAATTACAGTTGAAGTACCTAAGATGACTATTCCTACAAGTGGAGTTAATGCTGGTACAAATGTTATCACATTTACTGGACACGGATTATCTGATACAGACCAAATTACCTACAACCAAGTTGGTGGTGGTACTTTAATGTCAAACGTAACAGACGGTCAAACTGTATTCGTAAGAGATAAGACTGCAAATACCTTTAAGATTGCCGCTACTTCTGGTGGAACTGCAATCAATATTGGTACTGGTCATAGTGCTCAAACCTTTACAATTGTAACTGGTGCAACTCAAGCAACTGCTGTCGCATCTCAAGGACTTGGTTCTGATGGTGATACAAATGCAAGTGAAGTTGCTCATGTTGGATGGGTAAAGAAAACTGTAGGAACTGGTGGTCGTGCTGGTAGAGTTCACTATGAAACTCTAGTTGCCGCTTCAAGTATTTCTGGTGATGCAGAGGATGTTGCAACCCCAGATAGTTAATATATATAATATGATAGATTAATAATGGAGATAGATTATGCCTCAATTGACTGAGACTGAAATTAATATTCGTAAACAAACACTACAAAGTGATTTGGAAACGGTGAAAGAAAGTTTGAATAAACTTGATACAGAGAGAACAAATTTAGTTGCACAACATCACGCTATTAGTGGTGCTGTGCAACAATGCGATTTGTTTTTGAATGATTTAAAAGTGGTATCGGAAAATACCGATAGTAGCATTCCCAAAAACAAAAAGGGTTAATAGGAGAAAATAAATGGCTGATAAGAAAATTACTGCATTAACAGATTTAGGTAATGCAATCGCTGGAGAAGATTTACTTCATGTGATTGATGACCCATCTGGTACACCAGTAAACAAAAAGATTAGTGTTGCAAACATCTTCAATAACATTCCAACTTATCTTGGATTAGATGGAACTGCACAATCAATTACTGGTTCTACTGCACCAAATGTATCTACATCTATTACATTGTTGGATGGTGCAAGTTTTAGTTCAAATGCAACTGGAACACTTGCAGATGGAACAAATGGACAGATTAAAATTATACTCATGTCTACTGCTCCAACAAGTTCAAGAAAATATACAATGACTGTTACTAGTTGGGGTACAACTGCAACTAATACTAACCAAGTCGTATTTGATGCACTTGGTGAAGCAGTTGTTTGTCTATTTACAAATAACAAGTGGTACGTTGTTGCAAATGTAAATGCAACTATTGCTTAAGGAGATAATTCATGAGTGATAATATCATATATGGTGCTGGTGGAATACCAATGGTACAACAACATAGAAAAGTTGAACCAGTGGAAAAATCTGCACCAGTAAAAAAAGAAAAGAAACAACCTCTTCAAGAAATCTATGGTGACAACGAAAAAGATGGATTTGATGAAGAACATGGAGAGAAAGCATGAAGACGTTTTTAGAATATTCATCTGTCAAAGCAACTGATGGTTCGCACATTGACGAAGATGGTAACTTAATGGATTTGTCTGATGATTCTGTTATCGAAAAACTCAATGCATTTGTTGGTTCTATTGGAATTAAAGAATATTTAAATCCAGAGAAAGCAGTAGATGAGTTGAGAAATAGACTTATGAGAGTTGGAATTAACTTTGGTGATGTTCAATTTACTGGAGAAAGTGGAGAAGTTTCTGTACCTCTAGTAAAGCATGGTGGAGTTTATGGAAAAAATACTGATAGTGCCCCAGAAGAAGTAGTTAACGAAACTGAGAGTGGTAGAAGTATTAATTTTGTATATGAAAGACTTGCAACTGGAACTCACAAGGTGTTTGCACAAATATCTTAAATGTTTGAAAAGATAACGAATGATAATGTATTACTGTTTGCACTAAAACATTATGATAATCCACAGTGTGAAGGTGAAAAAGAATTTCATGATGATATGAAACGATTTAAGTATATCAAACGATTACTTAAAAAGTATAAGGTTGATGGTATCGTAAAAGAACGATTACTACTCAACCACATTATCATTTTGAACAATGTGTTCGGGCCTGATGCTGCTTCTACTTTATTATTATTTAAAATAGAACCAGAACATTGGTCACAGTTGAAATCATTTTTGGTATATTTAAATATGTTACCAGAACATGAGTTACTAGAAATTGATGATGATGCAAAGATTACTGAAGTTTTAAGGAAACTATAATGGGAAGAGCGATAGATTTATTTGTTACTTATAGGTTTATAAAGATATTAGTAACACCTTTTGAAAAACAAGAGGCATATAAACTTGGAGTTATTGATAAGAACGGTAACCGTATCTTAATTCCAGGCACCAATAAACCTACGATTCTGAATACCATTGCAGAAAAGAATTCTTATACTGTTCTCCATAAATTAGTTTTTAATATTAAAAAGATATTTGCAAAAGTGCCTGGTCTAAGAACAAAACTAGGTAGTTATGCAGCTGCATTATTTTTATTGAAAGATACATTCAAAGAAAGTGTAGACCCAGAAATGTGGGAACACCAACTTATGAAGTATATCAAAGAAAATAATATTGAATTAGATAATACAATATCAGAAGAAGTTACGTTAGATAATGGTCAATTACCAAAAGGTTTATACAAACTTGTAAATGATATTACATTTGATATTGAGGATGCAGAAAGTCCAGACGCACTAGAGGGTGATGAAGTTCAAGTATTTGAACCAGTTGCACCTACGGACACAGTTTTGGGAGTAGAAATATTTCCAGTTATACATATACCAACACAAACCAAAATCTTTGTTAGTGCAGAAGATATAAAAGAAGTTGGAATAGGGGATTTGGAACTATGACAAAATTTAATGACATAATGAAAAAGTTTTACGAAGACGAAATGTTGGGTATTAAGTCAGAAGATGCACCAGCGAACTCTGTCTCCGCTGGTGGTGTAGACATGGCACCTAATGCAGTAAGTAAAAAGAAACAAAAAGAAATACAAAAGTATGATGGTCGTACTAGAGAGTCAAAAGCATTTATTAAAAGAATGGGTGAATTACGAGCAAAAAGAGAACAATCATTTAGAAAGTCTGTAAAAGAAAGTATGGACAATTTTGGTGAGGAATATCTCAATGAAGCAAACACAGATGTTCTCAAGAAGATTGTCAAAGATAAACAGAACAATAAGATTAAATTAAAAGATGGAACACTACGAGTTGATTTATTCACTGCATCTGCATTAACTCAAGCTCTTGAAAAGGTAAGACCAGACACTAAGAAGAAGATGGAAGATATTATCAACAAGGGTGGGAAAGCACAGTTCATGAAACTTGTTGGAGTTGTCTTTAAGTGATGCATGATACACGCATTTCTTTTGGTCTTTCTTTTAGCAGATAAAGTACAAGGTGGTCAACCTATGTATTTTCGCAGTATTGATACTTGTAATTGGTATGCAAGTCGTATCGTAAAAAGATACGGTAATTATAGTTATTCATCTTTAGTACCCCCAGAACATAGAGCAACTGCTTATTGTAAACCAGTTTACATAAATAGTAACACTAAAGGTCTTTATGACCACTAGGGGATATTGATGAGTTATGTTAACTACACAAATTATACAAATGTTAGACCAGTTGCAAACCTAAATGCAAAGGTTAAACGTCTTGTTAAGAAAGTTAAAAAGGTTGAGGAAAAACCAGATTATAAGTTTTTTCCAAGAAACGCACACAAGCGTATTAAACTTCCCCCACCAACATTTGATGTAAAAAAAGAAATTGCAATATTAAAAGATATTATTGCAAAACGTACACCAGAAGATGAAACGTCTATTCGTCTACATGATGAACATTCTTTCTATGCAATCGAACAATACTGTAAAGAACATGGTCTATTATTTCATTATGACGAAATGAAAGCGATTGTAGACGGTGCGAGAGAAACTATATTTTATTTTAAAGAACACTTTGACTATCCAAGACCACATGAAGTAGATAGGTCTATTCGTCCAATGTCAAGTGTCACAAACAAAACCAGAAGTTATCCATCTGGTCATGCAACACAATCAATGTTAGTTGCACTATATGTTTCGGAAAAGTTTCCAAAACATGAAAAAGGAATTAAAGAGGCCGCAAAGGAATGTGGTCTTGGAAGAGTTAAAGCAGGATTTCATTATCTTGCAGATTATGTTGCTGGTAATTTACTTGCAGAGAAAATGTTCTTAATCATGAATAGAGATAGTTATGGTAAGTACATAGATGAAGCACCCAGAGTACCTAGAAAGAAAGGTCAACCAGCAGGAAGTGACAAACATTCAGATTTATATACAGATGAAAATCCAAAGGGAACAATACACGGTTTAGGTTTCAAAGATGTTGAGACTGCAAAGGCAAGTGTAAAGAAAATAGAATCTTCTGGTAAATCTCATGCACATAAAATACAAGCCGCAATCGCTATGGAACAAAGAGCGAGAGTGATGGGTAAGACTGCTGAAGCAGGAGTTTATCGTGCATATATCGAAAAGATGAAAAAGATTACCAAACAAAAGAATGAAGATTTCACACAGAAGGATGTTAATGATTTAGAAAAATTCGCAGATAGAATACTCAAGAAGTATGATATTGATGTTGAGTTTACTAGACATTTCGTAGATAGGTTAAATGACCCACGAAATAGTCCAGCGATTAAAGTATCAGAACTACAAAGGTTCTTTAAAAAGATACAAAAGAATAAAGGTAAGAATATTAGAAATAATCCAGATGTTGAAGCTGTTCTCAAGGATATGTCAACCAATTTGAATTTACCAGTTGTTATTAGAACAAAAGGTGATGATAGTTTTGAAGTAACAAACAAAACAATTATGCGAAAGAAAGATTTTAAAACAACTAGTAAAGTTATTAATTATGCTTAACATTTCAATTAAGGAGAAAACAAATGATTAATTGGATTAAAGGAAGAATGAAAGAAAGAACGTCTTGGGATGGTGCAGTATGCATTGGTCTTGGACTTATGATTCTATTCATGGCACCTCTTGCTAAGATTGCCGCTGGTATTGCAATCGCATGGGGTATTTGGACAATTTGGAAAAGTGAGTAACATATATGTTTAGAGTCTACATATTAATTGTGGTTCTAGGTTTACTTGGCGGTGCCGCATGGGCCGCCAAGTCTTACTATGTACAAACACAGATGACAATCGCACAGTTGCGTGAGAATAACGCAAAGTTAGAGGTTGCGAATGAAGAGAACCAACAGTCCCT